ACATACTTTTCTGCTTCTGTTACTATATTAGCGTCAAAGCTTTCCTTTATAAGAGATGTTAATTTGAGAGCCATTTTTCTAATAAATATTATGCTAAATGTACTATCATCATTCCAAAATTCTTAGGATCAGTCTCTCCGATAAGTTGATATTCTGATAATACTTCATGAACCTTCATCTTCATATCTGAACTGTTACCTGTTATGATAAATGCTTGATCAACGCCTGAGAGAAGAGCATCTCCTAGGAACATGTCCATATTTCTACGCACGTCCCTATGACGTACTCCATGCAGGTCTAATTCTAATGTTTTCATAGTTACACAATTTCGCAAGCTCCGCCGGCGCAGGCTAATTCTCCTTTGAGATTAGTATCATCTTCAGTTTCAATAATTCTTGAAAGATTCACATCAACAAGACTCTCCATCAATTGATGATACTGTTCTTCAGTAATATCTTCAAATGGCGCCTGCTTATATGTGCCACCCGCATATGGCAAAACAGAAAGACCATTATAAAACTCTCTATTGTCCCACATCCAATTACCAACTGCATCCCATTCATGTTCTCTCACTGATATGGTAGCCGAAATGTTATGACTATTGGCACCTGTTCTATGTCCCGGACGTATCCAATCTTTAGTGATATGTTTTACACGTTCTAATAATTGAAGGGGTGATTCTGTTCTCAATATAGCTGTCTCTGGAGCTTTCTGCGGTACTGATATGACAGCCGTGTCATGAGGCCTAAAATATTCATCTTCTATAAGTTCAGGATGATGTTCAGCTAGATATGAATATATTGCTTCATTTTTACCAACACGTACTCGCCTGATGTAAAAGTCGTTGTGCCATGCATGGATACCTGATGATGTTCCTAATGTAAGGGACGTGGTACCTGCAGGTTTCACAGTTGTACATCTAGCTGCTTTGTTGATGCCGACGAGTTCAGCAATTCTAACATTTTCATCTTTCACAATCTTAGCTGCTTCTTTCATATTGTAATCCAAAATAACTCCAGATCCTATACCAGTCATTGATATACCAACCAATGCATCTTTCTCTGTTGTTCTCTGCCATACTGGGCGTAGATAATGAAAATCTGTATAGCCTGCCTGCAGTGTTCCTATCAGAGATGCTGCCTGCATACGTTCGTTCAGATCATCTTGAGATTCAATATTGGAAACATTTACCTCAGTTAGATTGCAGAATTGAAACGGTCTAAGTCCAATCTCACAACATGGATTAGTTCCCCAATCCTTATCATTGGAAAGGTATATGCCAGGTTCACCAGCACCACTAAGTTCAATACGTTTCCAAAGATCCATAAAGAAATCTTTTTCTAATCTGTGACGCAGAAGTACTGCCGAGTTGTTAGCACGACCTCTCTGTGGATTATTTTCCCACCAGTTGCCTGACTTGCATGCTATCATTTCATCATCATCAGCTGAAAATAAACTGATTAGAGCTGCACGGCGGATTCCACCTGCCAACACAGCATCTGCAATATGACAGATTATGTCATGTACTTCCAATGGAGATAGTTTGTCGCCGTTCTGTTTCTCATGTAAGATACCTTCCACTTTCACTAAACATTCTTTCAGTGGTTGTGGACCTGGTGCCTTTCCTCCTGATGTAATGAGTCTAGATCCTTTTGGTCTGATATCAGAAAAATCAAATTTGATTCTTGAACCACTATAGAAATAAGTTTTCATCAAAGCCTTAACTGCATCTGCCCATCCTTCAATGGAATCAGCTATAAGGAATCTACGTGTTCTGGTTGAATTTGGTTTACTGATTTCTGGTAATTTGTCTACATGATGACGCTGTACTGAATATCCAACACCTGTACCTCCCAATAACAAGAACATCACCTCTCCAAATACTCTCCAATCATCAATCGGAGCAAAGGCACAGTTATAAACTCTGTTAGGACTTATCTCAATTGGTTTACCTGCAAACTGCATACTACGCATTGATGGTAAAACTTTCTTGTCATATACTAATTGATATGCCTTTTCAATTGCATCTTTCAAAGATGGATACTTCTTGATGTGCATTGCCTTGTTCCGATCCACAAGTTCTGTCCAAGTTTCTCTCCTGTTCATTTCTGGGAGAAATTTGGCATACTTCATGTGTACGGTGATCTCTGAAAGAATCTGTGTAGATAAATCCATGAATTTCCTAATTTTAAATGTTAAATAATAATGTGTACACCGTAACTAATTTGTTCTAAAAGAACGATTTACTGCAATATATATACGTCATGGCTATGTAGATCTGCGATTTGAAGAAGAAAATCACCCGAAATCTTTGCCAATTGTCTCATTGTATTTACGAGCAAGCAATTGTCGAGCTAACGTATTTCCATTATCCATTTGCTTTTGCGTCTGTTGACCGTTAATGGACGTATCCGTATATATGTTAAATTGCCCGTTACTAAGATTCATCTTGCTTGGCAGTGTTATTCCATCCGGACCGAATCTATTTTTTATTACATGCCATCTACCTGTACCAGCCAATTTGTCTTCAACCTTTCTGGATAATGACAGTATGAAATCTGCTACCATGACCTTACCATATGATTCTGCTACTTTACTTGCATCAATCACATCTTCCTCCAATGCAGATCTGTTTGCCTGAGAAGCTGTCCATACTGGGAGTTCATATTCACCGGCCATACCTCTGAGATCTTCATATATACTTTCCAGCTCATGACGTTTCTCTGTTCCATTACCTCTGAGTAGATCAGCATAGTCCACAATGATGACATCTGGTTTCTTACCTTGCATTATACATTTCTCAACATGAGCTCGTACTCCTAGAACTGATGTACTCTTAGTTGGATAATGTTTAATGATCAGTTCGCCATCTAATTTAGATAACTTCTCCTTCACATCAGACTGATAATGTTTTAGATTCTGATTTGCAATACCTGTTATGACAGAGTCATATCTGAGACCTACATATGCTTCATTGAGCTCCAATGTATAATGTAGTACAGTCTTGCCTTTCTTGACTGCTGAAGCGCCTATGTTCATTAATGCCCAGGACTTGCCGATGCCGGCAGGCGCAACCATGACTCCTAATTCACCTTTGCCCAGACCACCATCTGTTAGATCATCTATTACATCCCATCCAGTAGATTGCACATGTCGTACGGCATCTGTATATCTCTCATCAATCGAAGTCATGTAATCATGACCAATGTCTTTATCAGCGCCAGCTTTGAGAGCATCATCAATTTGGACTTTGATATCATCATATCTGCCATGTTTGAGCAATTCAACACTGCTCATGATAGCTTTCTTAATCTCCTGATTCTTGCAGAAATCCAAGGCCTGTTCTTTTATGAACTCAAGATCTTCTGACTCTGTGTACTTCCAGGCATCTTTCAGATGTTCTTTAATTTGTGTGACAAGTACATCATGATCAACATCTTCCAACTTCACTTTCATTACATCTAAAGTAGGAGATGATTTGTGTTCCAAATGATATTTTAGAATGATATCGACTATCCATTGATTAGCTTCCGATTCAAAATATTTCGGAGAAAGTATGTCTGCTATTTGCTGTAGGAATGTCTTATCAGTCATCAGTGAAGTGATCACCTTAATCTGAAATGAATATCCGTAACTTGATAATCGATCTGTCATTTACATAATATAATAAAATTTTTCAAATAATCAAATGCTTCCATACGCATTTAGTGACATAAATGATGAATTGAGCCAACTGTCAAGATCTTTGATAACTGTGTACATCTTATCTCGCATGAACATCTTCTTGAATTCTAACACATCAAGTTTCTGAATATCTTGTTTACACATATTCATTGCCAACATTTTGGCATTGCCATGAATGTCCACTTCCTTGAGCTGCATCAATCTGTAATTCAGATCCAACTGATCCTTAGCAGCAGCTAGCGTGTTCACAACTTTATATTTGGAATCTTGTTGCACTGCATAGTCAATGATCTCATCAACTGACACTTCTCGGTCCTCTGTCAGCATTGGAAAATACTTGATCAGTGATTTAAGACCTACTCCTTTGATACCTTCAATATTATCCGATTTATCCCCCGTTATCGCTCTGTACAAGAGGTAGTTCTTTTCATTTATACCTATTTCTTCTTGTAGAAGACTTGGAGTATATAAGCGTTTTTTGATGGGGCTCCATACATTGATTCTGTGATTGACTAACTGCAGAAAATCTCTGTCTGTGGACACAATTGTACACTTCTGATAATCTTCTGTGTACACTTCATTTGCAATATATGCTATGATGTCATCTGCCTCCACATTGTCAATGGACATGGTGGTAACTGGTAAACAGTTCAGATACTGTATCATTCGACCAAACTGACGACGCATACTCTCCTGTTCATCCTGCAGTGAAGCAAACTCCTGATATCTATTGAAAGCAGTTTTGTTTGCTCTATTGGCCTTGTAGTCTGAATAAATGCTCTTTCTACGCTTGGAACCTCCCTTACCATCAAACACAATGATACATCTGGTTGGTTTAAGTTGCCGTATCACTGCACCTATTGATCTGAGAAATCCAGTTACACCTCCAATATGTTGTCCATCATCATTGAGAGCAGGAACGGCAGAGAACACCCTGATGAAAGTGTTCAATCCGTCTATAACCATTATATGAGAATTCTTATCTCTACCCGTTCCATCCTGCCGTTCCTGCTCAATCTGCTGCAGCAGCTCTTTATATCGTTTCTGCATTAACCTTCTTCATTAACAAACTCTTCATCAATCTCGATGTCATCTACTCCAAAATCTTCTCCTGGCTTGTACTTCAGTATATATGCTTTGCAGATGGCACCATAGATCTCTTCCTTCAATCCATCTTCTTCAGCTATTTTCTTTTCAAAATCTTTTGATAGAAACTTCACATCTGAACCATCTGTTCGAGTATATGTATACCACGCACCAGACTGCTTAAGCAGTTTGTAATCCTTCATAACATTTAGCCATCCACCATAATTATCAATACCTGACTCAAAATAGATGTCATAATCGATTGACTTCAATGGCGGCCCCATTCTGTTCTTCACAACCTGAACTCTGGTCTTGATGCCAATGACCTGATCAACACCATCCTTCTTCATTTTGATCTGTCCTACTGATTTCAGACGTAATCGAACTGAAGCATGAAAAGGAATGGCCTTACCACCTGATGTCGTATATGGATCACCAAATGCAACACCTAGTCTTGTTCTGAGTTGATTTGTGAATAACAAACAGATCTTTTCACGACCAATCATGTTAGTGATCTTACGCATACCTTTGCTCAGAATGATTGCCTTGGAAGTAGCATAACCATCCTTGTCAAATTCTTTGGCCATCTCAATCTTGGTAGATGCTCCCATCACTGAATCCACAACAATGGTAACAAGTCTGTCCTTACTGCTATTTCGTACAC